AATAGCTAAACCAACGGTTTCATGAGGCAATCTTACTTTAACTTTATTTTCATTAGGAAATAAATTAATAACATATTCTCTTATACCTAAATCAACTCCAGTTTTTTCATTCCAAGAACTAATAACAATATTTATAACATCATTTATAATTTCACAATTTACTCTAAAAATAGTTCCGTCTTCACTTTTGCCTTCCTTAACAATATCCATCATTGTTGGTTCTACACTTAACTGTTTAACAAAAAAATCTCTTAAAACATTCACTTTACTCACATTTCTTTTTACTACTTTCATGGTTACTCCTTAATTTAATTTTTAATTTACAACTACTACTAAACTACCTAAACTACACAAAGACAAGAGAACTTTGCCTTTCATTTTGAAAAGGCAAATTCTCTGATTTTATATACTCTATATCCCAACTTTTTCATCAATCTTACCATACCATTAACTACTACTCTTTCACCTCTATGATTAACTACATAATAAATCATTTTTCTCCCCTTTTATTTAATTTTTCTTTTAACACTCTAACAACTCTTGGTTCTCTCAAAGGAAAGAACCAAAGATAAGCACTAATAAAAACAGATGCTATCATACCTGTAACCATACCACTATAGGTTCCTGCTGTAAGGAATATTATCAAACCTAAAGTAACTATATCCACTAAAGCATTCATTATCATTAAGTTTCTTATTTTATGAAGAATAATCAATATATTGAATGCCATAGCTATTCCACTTAGTATCACTAACATTTTATATCCTTTAAATATATTTTTTAACCCAGTCTGCAAAATTCTCATCATCATTACAAAAAGTATCTATATCACTAAGACTTGGTTCTTGCCATTCATATTCAGTATCAAGCCCATTATACATAACAAACATATATAATTTATTATTTTTTACAAACACAGTAACTCTCTCAATACAACTAAAACTAAATACATCAAAATAATCATCACATCTTTCTTTAGCTAAAGCTAAAATTTTCATTGCTTTGTTTGAAAATGCCATTTTATATCCTTTCGTTGATATTATGTTGAAGTTCTATAAAAACTTGAATTATTGAAAATAAGATTAAAAATAATGGAAATAAATATACAACAATAGAAACAAATTTAACTCCGAAAATAAAAATTAATGCTTTGAAAAACAAATAAATAAAACCAAAAACAACAACAAATGAAAAGATAAACAGAATAAACAACATCAACATTACTACTAACATCTCAACCTCCTTAAGTGTTTTTTTATTTCGCAGGAAATAATAAAAAAACACGAACACTAAACACAAAATAAAGCACAATACAAAAAAGAATTCTTTTTTTAGACATAGGGGGGGGGTAGATTTTGAGTGGATGAGGTTAGGTAGATTAACCCCCTTAAATTTTTATAATAAGTTTTGACCTAATGATTTTAAACTCTTATAATTTAAAATTGATATAATATACGACAAAAAGGATTTACGATGAAAAGACCTAAACAAAGAAACATAACTGTTCATAGAGATACTGGAACCAAGTTCGTTCAGATAAGAGATGAGTTAGACATGACAAGCGATGAATTGCTGAATGTTTTACTTGAGTGTTCAAGAGTTAAACTGTTTTTCATTAAGATACTGTCAAAAGGGTTTAAATGGATATAAAACAAAGACTTGAATATGCTTCGTTGGTTCTAAAAGAATTTGATGAAGACGGTTACTTGGAACCAACGGAGATCGTTAGCATTAGTGAGGATACTGGAGTTAAAGATTTAAGCAAGATAGCAAAAACGATTGTTTATGTTAGAAAGAGATTTAATGAGAATGCTTCAAGATATGACGCTTTTAAAGCTGCTTTCCCTGAAAGGTGTGTGGTTCAGAACCAAGATGAAGTAGGAAGATGGGATACTGATAAAAAAATTGGCGATGAGCTTGGAAGAACCACAATTGAACTTAAGGCTAAAAGACTTGAGAACTCTAAACTATATAAGTATATAGTTTCAACTCTACATACTTCTTTATATGTTACTTATGCAATAGACAGAATGAAAGTGTTAGACTTGGCTCTAAACCGAATATTTGACGACAGAACCAAGGACAGAGACAGAATTGAGTATATGAAAACGTTTTTACAGGAAACAAGAAAGCCTGACAATGCTAAAGAAATGGAGATAAATGTAAACATACAAAACAACGATATAAATGTTGTGCAAATAGAAGATAAACTTGATAAAATAGCAAACAGACTTCAGGGGTTAGATGCTTCTCAGATAATAGAGATGACTTCTAATCGAGGAGAAAAAGATGATTAGGGGAAACGAGATGAAACATATAAGCGAATTTGGCATACTTGATTACGCTGTAGTAGGACTGTCTATACTGTTCTCTGGCATTGGTTCTTTCATGAGAAGGGATTTATCTGCAATGTCTATAAAAAGAAAACTGTCTATGCTCTTTATAGACTTAGTTGGTTCTACTTCAATAGGAATAACAGTATTTTTGCTTGTATATGGATGGTCTGAAAATATGATTCTAAGTGCCGGAGTAGCTTCTGCATTCGGTCATATAGGAACCAGAGGCGTATATCTTATGGAGCTTATGATAGCCGACAAACTAAATTCAGAAACTATGAAAAAAGCCATAAACGAATACTATGCAAATAAAAAAGAGAAATAGTGAATGATTTATATGTTTTCGTATATTACAGCTCATTGAGCATAATAATAGGTGTTTGCATATCTATTTACATAATAAAGGATGACATAAAATGAGTAACTTTAAATTTGGAAAAACATCAAGGCAAAGAATGAAAGGATTACATCCTTCATTCCTGTTGGTTCTAAATAAAGCGATAGAAGAATCAAAAGTGGATTTTGGGATAGCTTCTGGAGTTAGAACCGCTGAAGAGCAACACGAAAAATATATGAAAGGACTAAGCGAACTTGATGGGTACAAAAGAAAATCGAAACATCAGATCCAAGAAGACGGATATGGTCATGCGGTTGATATCTATATTTGGGATAGAGAAAATAAAAAAGGTTTGTTTGATTATACAAAAGAAAACGGATGGATGTGGCTAGAAGTTGGTAGAGCTATACTAAGAGCTTCAAGACTTCTTAACATTCCTATAACTTGGGGATTAACTTTTAATATAGGGAACGGATATGATATAGGGCATTTTGAATTAAAGGATTAAATTGATTATAGAAAGACAAAGGTACGACAAACCTTATATACCAAAGCATAAAGAAACTCTTAAATATTTTCTGTGGTTCAATTCTTTGTTTAAAGAAGAAAACAAATCAGCTGAAGCACATTTTCAATTAGTAGATCATCTATTGTCTAAAGACAAGCATAAGGTGATTATGTGCCACAGAGGTTTAGGAAAGTCAGCTATCACAAAGTACAATATACTTCGTTGGCTCTATCTCGGTAAGAAACCAAACTTTGGTGAATTTGATTATATACTCGTCATTCAAGACAGTGTATCAATGGTTGAATCTACTTTTGAGACTTTGTTGGCTCTTATAGAAAACAGTGAGTTAAGAAACGTTTTTGAGATTAGAAAAAAAAGACTCGGTGATGACCCTACCATTTATATCTGGCATAAAGAAAAACAGAAAATGTTCTATCTAAAAGGTCGTGGTTCTGGTCAAAGTTTAAGAGGAACCAACATAGCAAACAAAAGACCAAACATAGTTATACTTGACGATATAGAAAACGATGAAAAACATTCTACAAAAGAATCCAGAGATAAACTTAAAAACTGGTTTAACAATGTAGTTAGACCTTCAATCAATCCAAACAAATATGAGTTCATATTCATAGGAACTCCTATACATGAAGATTCTCTGCTATTGGATCTAGTTAGAAGTAAAACTTGGAAAGCTATAGTGCTACCTGTTGCTGAGGATTTTCCTCCAGAAGATTGGAATAAACTGGTTACATCATGGAGTGACAGATTTACTCCTCAGTATGTAAAAGAGATATATGAAGATTTAAAAGACCAAGGAAAAGAGACTTCATTCTATCAGGAATATATGCTTCAGGTTACTCCTAAGGACGATTTACTGTTCAATATGGATAACATAAACTATTACAATATAGACGATATGAAAAACAAACTTGGCTCATTGACATATTATATCTCTGTTGATTTGGCAGTATCAGAAAAATCTTATGCAGACTATACCGCCATATCTGTTGTTGGAGTGGATGAGAATAATAACTGGTTTTTAGTTGATGGGTTCTTTGGAAGGATAAAACCAGATGAGACGATAGATAAGATATTTACATTTGTATCAAGATGGAATCCTTATGCGGTGGTTCTTGAAAAGGTAGCTTTCCAACTATCAATGAAAACATTTATATACAACGAAATGGTTAAGCGTGGAAGATTTTTTAACTTACAGATGGTTAGCAGAACCAAAGCGAAACTGGCAGTAATAAAAGCATTACAGCCTATAGTGGAAATGGGTAGGTTATGGTTGCCTAAAACTCACATTCAATCTTTCGTTGAAGAATTAAAGCATGAAATGAGTATGATAACGAATGATTCAATTCTTGCAAAGCATGACGACTTAATAGACTCATTATCTCAGCTTACTTTGATAGATATGATTTATGCGGAACCAATAAACTATAATTCAAATGAAGAAGGAATATACGATGAATCTTTTACAAATCCTTATTTGTTTTAATAAAACTTTATTATGTTATAATTGCCAAAACCTATAAAGGCTGTAAATGGCTATAGACATAAATCAGTATAAGATATATATAAGAGATTACGGAATAGACGATAATGGACTTTCAACGATAATAAACGATGTTATAAAAGAGATAGCTTTCAAAACTAGAATATTTAAAGCTATAATCGGATTTGAAATAATAAACGGAGTTACAGTTTATGACTTTGGTTCTATTTATAAAGTGAATATGGCTGAAAAGAAAGACCTTGTTTCGCTTAGTATTATAGACCCGACTCTTGATGATATTCTTGAATCTTTAAATGATGGAACAGGGCTTGAAATAAAGGTCGATGAGAACTTGGAGACAGTAGTTGACAATAGTTTGCTTATAGACGTCACAGATGTTGTAGACAAAAGCAGACAAAGTATATTTGATTTATTTGACCCAATAAACGATTTAATATACGAATATACTGGAGAATTTAAAGAAGAACCAGTAGGCGCTTATGCAATAGGTAGCTTTATTCCAGATGTGAGTTTAATAGAGCAAAACATTGAGGAAATTATAAAACCAGCATTAATAGCTGGTATAAAATACTACTTATCTTCTAATTATACAAATACTCAAAATCTACAGCCTGTAATATCAGACTTTCAAAAGTATAACAATGAACTTAATGTTCTATCAAACAAATATCCTTATTACAACTCAAAATTACATAAAAGGGCATGGTTATGACAATATACGATTTATATGATTTCATAAAAACATATATAGATAAAAAGATGACTGGAGCTACAGATACGCTAAAAAAAGTAATGGAAGATAATAAGGTTTTAGCAGTTGGTTCTAATATAGAGAACGTTAAAACTGTAGGAACCAACATAGATAGCGTAAACATAACGGCTGGTTCTATTGATAATGTAAATACTGTAGCTGAAGATAAAGATAATATAAACTCTGTAGCTAATAATAAATCAAACATAGATATAGTTGCTTCTGTTAATGCTGATGTAACTACAGTGTCAGCTGATATAGAAAATATAAAAACAAATGCTTCAAACATAGAAGACATTAAAACGAATGCTACAAACATATCTGATATAAATACTACTGCTTCAGATTTGAACTTAACAAACAGCAATATCAAAACTGTAGCTGCTAGCATAGAAAATGTAAACATTACAGGAAACAATATAACAGATGTAAATACTTTTGCTAAAGTATATCAGGG